TTCCCAAAGTTTAACTTCGTAGATTGCATCAATTTCTTCTCCCATATCTGTGTTTTCTTGTGATTTAATTACTTGGTAACCGATAGAATGTTGAGTGATTACACCATCTCTATATAGTTTTAAAGCATCTTTACCGTAGCTTGTATCGCTCATTTTAGCTTCAAAATATAAACCAAAGCTATCTTCTCTTAATACCATTAACTTTCCTAAAGGTCTGTAAGTATCGTGTTGCCATAAGTAAGCAATTTCAGGCTTTGATGAATCTGGTCCTCGCTCTGCGATTGTCTTTGTAAATGCACCTGGCATTATAACATCCCCATCTAAATCAATAGAATTAAATTGTGAGAAATAACCTGTAACTACTCCTGTTTCGACATCAAGGTCTTTGATAGAAGCATCGTAATTTTTGAAACTTATATTTTTCATAAGCGATTAATTTTATAGTGTTTAAAAAAGAGTGGATGTTTTACCACCCACCCTAAAACCAAAACACCAAACTATGATATACAAAGATACTAACTTTTTTAGCAATTATGAATAAATTAAATTACCATCTTCATCTTTTCTTGGCACTATTACCATACTACATTTACATCCTATATTATTCTCAGGTCCACCAATTGGATCACCGGGATACTGCATCGGAATACCTAAAACATCAAAAGGAACTAATAATGGTTTCTTTGTTTTGTTTAAAGCTAAGTGCCAATTTCTTGGAACATTAGGGTGATCGTGAATCCAAATCTTATTTACTTGAAAAGGTAATAGTTGAGCATTTTCAATCATTACTTTATTTAAAAGCATTACACTTTCAGTTCTTGAAATTATTCTTGCTCTTGACTTGTTCATTTGAACTTCATTAACTAATCTTTTTTCAAAATCAGTTACACTTTCGTTATTAGCAAAAGCCGCCTTAAATGCTTCGTCTATTCTCCTTCTTGAAGTATCGTTAATTATTTTACTGTGCTGAATGCCTATTGTGCTATAATATTCACTTAGCATTCTTTTCATATAAGGGTCATTCTTTTCTAAGCCGGCACTATAAGTAGTGTTTGCCCAATTGACAAAAGAATCACTTTGTTGATACCAAGCAAATTCATAAAACTCCCTTACACTTTCGTCTACGGGTTGAGAATTATAAAGTAAAGCCTGTAAAGCATAAGTAAAGCCAATTGAATTACTTTCTTTAAGGGAATTTAATAAAGGCTGAATACTTTGATCTAAAGCCTTTCTAAATCTTCTATATCCCCATAATTCAATATACGCTCTTAGTTCTTCGTTTTTTTCTTGTTCTGTCATACTCCAGGTGTCATCCCTATTTCGTCCATATAAGTTAAGTTAGAAGGGACTAATATTCTGTCCATATCCGCCTCGTTTAATCTATCGTAGTTCATAGCATCCCTTTTCTCGTTTGGAGTAATCCACCAAGATTCTTTCATTTGTGCTACAATCTTTTCAATATCCTTTTGCATTTCGGGGAATGCTTGTGCGTCATAATCAATATAATACTCTACTCCATCCCTTAATGAATAATAAAGTGCTACTTCGTTAAACATAGCCCTAATTAAATTTAAAATAGGAATAACTGTGTTAGTTACTAATCCTTTGTAAGCTAATTCCTTATTATTATATGAACTTGAGTCCGTAGCAAATAATATAGGGTCAACTCCAAACACTCTACAAAGTGTATCTCTATCCGCGCCAATTGATTTAATTATCTCTAAATCCGCAGGACTCATTCCAATTTGTTTGTAGTCTACAATACCGTTGGTAGCTACAATTCTTTTGTAATTATCCGCTCCTGTTAATTTACTATCAATTTGTTGGTTAATCTTGCTTATTTGTTCGCCGTCAAGCATAGCGTCCTTATCGCCACTAAACAAAAGACCTGCTGCACCACCATTAATAAATGCTTTAGCCTTTGCTCTTGTTCCTTCGTTTGAACTTGATACAGTTTCCCAAGCAGCCATAAGTGGACTCATTCCGTATAATTGGTTACCACTGACATTATAGTCAGGGTTAAAGAATTTAATATGATTTACTTCATCATACTTGAATTGTATTTCTTGGTTTCCTATTTGTAGCTTATAAGCACTAATTGGCTCAAATGTTCCACTACCTATAATTTGAGTAAACTGAGAAGGTAAAGGATATAATTTTGTAGGTACACCTTTGTTTCTACCTACCTCAGGCATAAACTTATAAGAGTAAGCGTTTCCGGTAATTTCTAAGAATGACACCAAAGCCTCAATATATTCTTGTTGAGATTGCATTTCATTAGGCTTAGCAATCAATCTGTTTAAATCTGTTCCCTCTACTTCGTCCAATCCCTTCTTAAGTAAGTTTACAGGGTTATTCTTTATTCTGTTAAAACTCTTTTTATTAGATACTACATAAACATAAAAAGGAACAGAAGCTGCCTTCTTTGCGATCATATTTATAATAGCGTAAACATCAGGGTTGCCTTGATATCCGTTAGCTACATAAGCGCGCGGATTATTAGGTATACTAAAAAATATGCCGTTAAAATAAGAAAATAAAGATTGATTATATTTATTACCTGGATCGGATTGAGTAGGCAATATTGCAGCCTTTATTCTTTGGATTAGATTCATATACTTATATTTTTACAAATTTACTATTATTCCACTACAAAATCAAAAGGCTTTAATTCAAAATAGATTCTCATCATTAATGCGTCTGATATATCCGGACTTCGTCCTAAATGTTCTTTTACTTTTTCCTTTGGTAATATTGCAAGTTTTCCGTCCTTATCCGCGTTATGCCTGTGTACCCATTCCAATTCCTCAGTTAATTGCTTTCTTATATCAACATCCTCAGTTCTTACTGCAATTTGATTCTTATTGATTAACTCAGCTAATCTATAATAACATTCACTCTTAAGATTAATATAATTTCCTTTAATAGCTTTGCTTCCGTTAAGAAACCCTTTGCAGCCTTTTATCTGATCCACTGTGCCGCCGCCGATTCCATCTTCGTCGATCACTATATTATTGTGGTGAATTCCCTTAGAAGCCGCTAAGGACTTTATAAACTCAGCTACTTCAGTTGTTGATTTCTTTGCTAGCTTATGAATTTCTGTAACTGTCAGACCGGACCAAAGCATTACAATAGTTTTATCTTTGCCATATCTTGCAATATCCGCGCTAATATATTGCTTTCCTTCCGGTAATTCATTTGAGTAGATTTCTACTATCTTATTGTAATCTATTAAATTGTTTTTACTATCGTCGTACTCCCAGTTGCCGTATAATAACCTTTCTTTACTAAAATTATCTAAGGTTTTAAGACTTTCGATATAGTGCAAAGATATATTTTGGTTATCGGTTGCTAAGGCTTGTATAAATGCTTTGTTAATTGGCAATTTAAGTTCCTTAGCCGGCTTATAAAAGTTATTATAAATAAACCCCTTAGAAGGGTTACAAGTGCCTAATATCTTTGGTATAATATTAAACAGATCTAATTTGTACCTAATTCGGGACTTTACTATATTAAATGCTTTCTCAGTAACTTGGTTGCATTCGTCAATAAAAGCGCCGGATATCTCCAAACTTCCTAATTCGTCGAAGTTAGGATCGGATGGGTATAAAAATAGATCCTTTAAATAAATTGCTGAGCCGTTGCTAAATGTTATAATATTACTTTGCGCGTTATATTTGTAGTGGGTTCCGGACCTTAGCCCCTGCAGTTTACAAATATCGTAGAAACTATTTAAGGTCGTATCCTTTAAAGTCTTTAATACTGCGCGACCAATTAACCAGCGACTGCCTTTATACCGTAGACAATTCTTTATTATCCAATAACAACCCAGTGCGGACTTACCACCACCAGCGCCACCGCCAAATATTACCTCGTTAGTCTGTTGGTCCTCTAAATAATTAAGCGCTTTGGTTTGCTTACTTGTTAAGATCATTAGTTTTCTGTTCGATCCAATTTATTGCCATATCACCGGTAACCTCGTTTTGTATCTTATCACTGTATTTCTTAGGGTTTAATTTAGATACAATCCACTTTCTGGTATCAACTTGAAGCCTTGCCCTTTGTACGGCTGCATTATTACCAACAGCGCCGGACTTCGTAGAAATATAGTCTTCTGTCTTATCGTCGCAAATATTTAAAATTTCCTCGAAGATAGCATCCGCCCTGTATTCACACGCACGGGCGTACTGTTTTCCTCTGTCTTCGTTTTCTAGCCATTTATAAAAAGTCTTAGTGCTTGGCATATCAGGCAGGCTTAGAACTTTGCGGACCGCGTCACCTTTGCGCACGCCCTCTAAAATAGCTTCAAATATAGGTTTGATAGTTTCCTCAGTGTATTTCATAACAATATAATTTATACAAAGGTATAAAAAAAAGACAAAAAAAAAGCCCCACCAATTACGGCAGGGCTTCAAACCACTAAAAAAAACTATCTTAATACATTATTTAATATAACCAGCGCTTGATGCAGCCCTCTAATAGATCCTTTATGCTTGCATACTTCAAAAAGGCTTTGATCGTCCTCTATAGAGTTTCTTAAGTATTCCTCGTATAGGTCGTGTTTTAACTGTATTAAGTTAATTGCTTCCTCTATTTTTTTTGCGTCTATAAATATTTGTGCTTCCATCTATTTATATCTTTGTTTATGTTTTTAAATTTGTTTTCGGTTGGCTGGTATATTATAACCTGCTCTATAAATTCGAATATTTCCGGCATATCCGCCGCCTCTAATTGATCGAGTAGCTTTTTAGGCTTTATTCCTGTATAATAGATATACCTTTCAATTGCGATCGGCATACAGCCAGTGCGCGCGCTGATCCTTTGTAATATAGTCTTCATATCTTAATTATTTATAACAAAGCCTGAAATGTCTTTTTTTGCCTTACCTTTTGCCTTTAAACCTAAAATAACGCCCTTAGGATGCAAAAAAGTAAGATCGGTTTCGTCACCGTCTATTATTTGATAGCCACCATAAAACGCGGGTAATTGATTTTTAAACACGGCCGCTACATTATGCCCTAATATTAGCAGCGCCTCCGCTTCTGTCTGATTTTTTTCATCCTCAGACCTGCTAAATGTAAGATCGTAATTTGCAGGCAATTTTTTATAAAACCTATTAAATATCTTTGTATAGTCGTAAAACTGAACATTCGGAAAAATTTCCATAATATTTGAATATACTTCGCCTTCAAACTCAAAAGGTATATTTTCGAAGGGGATATCTGTAGTCCCGTTTAAACGAATAGCTATATTTTCCGCACTGTGTTTTTTAACTGCTTTTTTGATTTCCTTTGCAGCTTGTTGCATAAAGCCGACGCGATCCTTTAAGAAGTATTCTGTTTTATTGATACGCCCTATTTTAACATTCGAAAATGCGCCCATACCTGCAGTAAATAAACAGGCTTGTTTGCAGCCTTCGCTTGCCTTAGGGCATAAGTTTTTTCCTAAGGTATTTTGTTTTTCCGGACTCATATAAATAATAAAAGTTTTATATCCTTTTACTTCGCCTTTTACTGTCTTATTATTTTGGGTGCCGAATAATACAGAAGGCTTTTTATACTGGTAATTTTGTGACTTTAAGAAATTTAGAAAGTTTTCCATTTTTTTAGTTTTTAGTGGTTTTTTAATTTGGTTAGTTTTTTATTATTTGTTTGCTTGTTTATCCTGATTTCTTAAGTGCGACTCTTTAAAGCCCTCTATTAAGGCATTTCGCAATATTATCTTTTTATCCCTGCAATAATTCCAGTGCGCGTCGTCTGTTTTAATATATTTTAATTCGTTTAATACTCTAAATGCTGCATAAATATAACTATCGCCATACCCGTACTGCATCGGTATGTGTATATTTACTTCTTTGTTTGTACCGTAATTTAGGGTAATATCAGCGTTAAAATAGCTATTCCCGTTTTTCTTATCAAAATACTCATTTGCTAAGATGTCAATAGTTTTAATTTTCATTTTTTTAGTTCTAAGGGTTTAAAAATTAGTTAATTGTGCAAAGAAACATTAAGCCTAACACTGTAATAAGCATTAAAACAATATAAGCTGCAAAGTCTTTTAATACTTCGTTAACTTCCTGCTCTGTTGCTCCTTTGTACTTGTTTACTGGTGTAGTTTTTAATCTATTCATATTTTTGGCGTTGAGGGGTTGAATTCAACACTGCAATAGTAAAAAACTTAATTAAGATATACAAATAATAGGACCAACTATTTTGTAACTGCTTGAAAATGAGGCTAATTATTTTTAATATTTAAATAGGATATATCAATTTAAATACTTTGCTTTGCCGGCAAAATTAAATAGTAATAGTATGCAATAAAAAAAGATCCAATTTTCTGACAGTACCAAAATAGCTTATTTGCTATATTGTAACATTATGCTCTATTTTTAGGACAGTGATCTATTTTATGGACAGTGTACTAAATTTAGGACAGTGTATACTATTTAGTACAGTAGCAAATTTGCCACCCGTACTTCTTAGTCCCGTACTTCTCAGCCTTGCTTCTCACCCGTACTTCTCAGTTCCGTACTTCTCGCCGAAAAATTAGACAAACTTTTTAGACAGTTCGTATTCCTTTCGCAAATAATTTATTTTTTGTGTTAAGACATCTATAAAAGAATTTGTAGAAAATCTAATATTTTTAATTTCTGCTAATTTTATTTCAAATGATCCCTCTACTTCTCGGTACTCTTCGCCATCTACTATACTTTGTTTCTCTCTATTACCCTGTGTGCCTTCTCCCTCAAGATATAATCTTGCCTCAACTATTTTTCTGGTGTTGTATGCTTCAATATATCCTTTGTGAATTTCTGTTTCTAATTCGTTTAAGAGAAATAAATATCCAGCAAGTTTTAGGTTTGAGTTGATTAGGTCCTCAATATTGGTTGTTTTGTTAGCCTTGATAATTTCGGCTTTGATTTTATCTATCATAATTGTTTAGCGTCTTTTAGGTCTAAATATCCTACTTGTTTTAGTATTTCGTGATTTTCGGCAAATTGTGTTGTTTTAGGTAGTAATTTCCATATCCACTGCGGATTTAAGGCTAATTTAAAGGAATATACCCCTTTTGGAGTTGAATTTATGTAATAAGGACTATACCCATACCCTAAACTTAAATCTACTAATCGATCATACTTATACTTCTCAATCATTAAGGTGTCGTAGTGTACTTCTCGGCATTTTAATTCAATAAACATCTTATACTTCTCAGAATAGCAGTCAAAACTTGAATATTCATCTCCTCCTTCAAGATCCGGAATATACTTCTCTTTTAAGAATTTAAATAGTTCTGATTCATTCATAAATCAGCTACTTTTTGTGTGTAAAGGTCGATTAAGTCTTGATAGTCTGCTTTGCCCATTTTTTTTGTTTGATGTTTTTTGTGTTCAAGAAAATCCATACCACCCTTACCTATTTCTTTCTCCAATCTTTTGTAATACTCAATATAATTGCCTTTTTGAGCAATATTGCATCCGTAGCACTGTGGTCTGCAATTTTGTTCGTCGTATCTTAAACTTAAAATACCTCTTGAATAGAAATGCCCGTTCTGTATCTTTTTGTAAGGCATTACCTTATCGCAAGTAAAGCACTTAACATCTAAATTCTCATCAGCGTACTTTAAACGGATATAAGTTGAAAATATAGCATCTGCTTTCTTC